TATAATAGAATTTTTGTTTATTTATTTAGTAGTCTTCATTTACTCCTCTTGTTCCTATTAAAGTTTCTTTAGCTCCTGCCCAAAGATTATCCCTTTGTTTACTTAAACTAGGTTCAGTTCTTTTAAGACTAGGCATTCCGTCTGTTGGTTCTGAGTCCATATATTTACCGCAACTGCATTGAGCTTCTTTGCATACCCACTTCTTATCTCTTAGGACTATTGTAGCTTTGCCTATTTCCATTGTCTTACCGCACTCGCAACTATACTTTGTCATTATGTAATCTGTCTAGTTCAAAGTGTAAGTGATTAATTGCTTTCTGTATATCTTGTTCAGCAGGGTTACCTTCTTTTTTACCTGCTCTTAATAAATAACTGATTGCAGTTCCTATGTTGTAGCTATCAGGTTGGAAGTCCTCTACTACTTTTCTTGCTGAGTAACCGTACTTCTTTCCTGAATAGTAACTTGGTTCAGGTGTTGCTTTATAGTCTAAGTCTATTGGTGGCATATTTTCTAGGTTTTTAATTAGTTTCTCGTTCTGTGTCATTATTTAAAAGTTTAAGTAATTGATGTGGTGTGTATATTCTGCTATCACCTGCATAATTTTCAAAGATACAAGTAAAGTTATCATTCTCCCAAGTCCAAAGACTTCTGACATTCTTTTTAACGTGGTTGTTTAATACCCATTTAATTGTTTTGTAAGTCCTATTTGTATTCATTATATAGTTTTTTTATGCCGTCAAAGCAAGTTGATATACAAGAACCACAGTTAGTTCCTGTCGAGTAATTAGTATTATATATTGTATTATATACTGATATCATTCTTTTTTTAGCTGCTTGGTCTTTTGCCCTACCTGTTTTTAAGTCTTTCCACATATCTAATATTTCATCTACTATTTCCTGCGGTAAACTTTCAGGTGTTTCTACTTCAGTTGTTTTATCCCAATACTTTTGAGGACAAGATTGACTGCTAATTCTTGCCTTCACTTTCATGAAACATTTACAAATTTTGCAATTTCCTGTAGGTTTAAAATAATAAACACAAGATTTACAAATAGTAATCCTATCTTTATAAATTTCGTTAGGTACAAAAAACTTATTCATTTTTCTTCTTCTTCCTTTTTTTTACGATTATTGTTTGAGAAAACCCAAACATCATTTCAAAAGAAGAACACTTATCAGGGTCATATAATTTCATTCAATTCTTTTTTTAATATTTCTCTTACTTTATCTATTGTAGTAAATAAACTGTTTCTACTTATTCCTGTTTTCTTTGCTAGTGAGTCAAGTGTTTCTCCTGAGTAATAAATTTCAAATATCTTTTTATCGTACCAAGTTTGCTGATCTAACACTTTATCAATTTCTTCTAGCTTAGTCCATTTGTATTCTTCCACAACTTCAGGCATATTGTATATAGACTTTAGATTGTGTGTAACATTTGTTTCATAATAATTCTGTATATGAGTGTAGTATTTTTTATACTTATAATAAAAAGGACTTCTTGCGCTTGTTAAACTTCTTCTCAATACTACAGCACCGTATCTAATTAATCCTTCTTGTCCATCTTTTTCCCAAATACCTTTGAGTGTTTCAGGGTTCATCTGTAAGTAGTAAAGCATAAGCTCCTGAACTGCGTCATTGATAGCTTCTTCATCTTGTGTAAGTCCGTAACACATTTCCCTGAACTTAGAACTAAGATTAGATATTTCTAAATAGATTTTATTCATGCTCCACTTTTAAATTGTCAATCTTATTTGCAACCTCGTGTACTAATTCATCTAATATTATTTTATAACTTCTGATGATAGTTGAGTTTCCTTTAGTTTCTAATCCTGCAAAGAAACCATTTGTAGCTACTGATAAGTTGATAGGTATAATCATTAACCAATCGTAATAGTTGTTTCCTTTCGCTTTTGTTCCGTATTCGTTATGGTATTCTGTAATAGTATCCACTACATCTAAATAATTATTGTATCTTGATTTTGTGCTTACATCTTTTGAAAACTCCTTACACATCATTAAATAAGTTTCTATTATGTTCTTGTGTTCCTCACTTGCGTAAATGGGTTCTATCATACGCCAAAGATAAAAAAATTGTTACTCAATTCCTTTTTCTTTTTTTAACTTATCAACAAGTGATTTGTAATAACTTATCTTTTCTTCATATTCTATCCTAGAAATCTTCAAAGTTGTTCTAGCTAAGTATTGTAATTCTTCAGCTTTTCCTTCTCCATACTTTCCATCTAAAGCTAACGAGAACTTATACTGTTCACCCCAAGCATAGACGTTACATTTCACGCACTGAACCTGACAATTTTCTTCATCAAATCTTGTAGATAAATGTTTCCTGCTTTGGAAGTGTCCGTTTTGCATACCTTCTTTATAGTGCCTGACTATTCCACAAGTAAAGCATTGGCACATTCCATACTCGTTAGCTTCTCTAAGTCTTATGTAAAGACTGAACCACTTGTCAAGTTCCTTTTTTAATTTACTGACTGTCTTTTTCATATTAAGTTGCTTTACAGAAACAATCTGTTTCAAAATCAAATAAATCACATTGCTCCTTATCTAACTCGTGTAAATCTTTTGCTTGATTAAATGGTTGTTTAGCCATTTCTATTAGTTGTTCAATACTTTTATTAGTTCTTAAATCAAATCTTGGTATATCTTCACTACTATAATCTTGTTCCATTTTTAACCACCAATCAGCAACCTCAGGCTTTTCTTTTATTATAGTTAATCGCTTTTTTAAAGACTTCTTAAAACATAAATCACAATTACCTTCATAGTCTTTTAATTCTAAGTCAAAAGTCTGCCTATCCCACCAACTACGAATAAATTTATTATCTACTTTTATATCATAGATTAAAGGATAAACAATTTTTTGTTGTTCTGCTGTATTACTTTCTCTATGTCTTTCATCAAATCTAATTCCCATTGCAGTATAAACTTCTTTGTAACCTAAAGATTTTACATATTTATTTATTGGCGCAAGTTTTAATTCTCTTGTACAATTTGAAGCCATATTATTTGGCAAAGGATATTTTTTAAGCATATCTTCAAAAGGTTTTCCTTCTCTACTTGCTGTTTCATAATCAACAACTTTATAGTTAGTTCCTACACCCTTCTCATATACTACATTAGCTTCAAGCCATACTATATTTAAATTCCATTCCTTGTCACATTTATTTATAAAATCTAATGTTTGTGGTAATTCTTTGCCTGTATTTGCAAATATAAAAACCTTTTCATAGTCTTTGTATTTAGGTAAATCTTTTAACAATAAACCCATAAATGCAGAAGTCCTACCACCACTAAAAGTACATACTAATAATTTATCTTTCATAATCTTATTAAATTTTTAATTAATACTTTAACGAGTTGTTCTTGGTCAAAGGTGCTACCTTCTCTGACTGCTCTACCGCCATAATAGAAGATACCTTTTAAATTATTTATTCTTTCATATACAATAGCATTATTAAAAGCCCATATAATTGCTACAGGTTTGCCACTATTGACTTGAAGCTGTTGAGCTCTGACAATTTTACGCATAGCTACAATAACATCTTGTCCGTCCTCTATGTTCTTGTGTACTCCTTTTACTTCAGCAAAGCCTGTTATCTTTCCTTTGTTATATAGAACTGCGTCAATGTGAGCATACTCCTGATGTGAGCCATAAGTCAAATCAAAGTGATTGCAAAACTGAGTTAAAGCTTTGTTCTGTCTTTCTCTATGTGCTTTTCTTTCAAATTTCATCCTCAAACTTAGAACAATAATAAGCTTCTAAAATACAAAGTAGAATTATTAATCCCCATACGATTGTTAATATCTTCATTTTATATATGTTCTAAACAAGTAGGGCAAAGACCTATGTCTTCTACGTCTCCTGTTATTTCGTTTCCACAACAGAAGGTGTACTGCACTTCTTCATCTTCTTGTTTAGGTTCTGCTTTGCTGCCTAATTCCCATAGTCTTTGTTCTTCTTTTTCTTTCATTTCAATAATTTTAAAGGTTCTTGATACCATAAGGTCTTTCCTTTTGGCTTTCCTAAAGTGTGAACTTCATAGTAGGCATTGTCCACTAGTTTCTTTTGAGCATAAACCCATTTGTAAAAGGTTCTGATATTTAAAAAGGGTTCATCCTTTCCAAATCTTACACCCTGTCTAAATGCGTCTTGAACTTGGTTGAAGGTCATATTGCCAAAACGCTTTTCTATTATTAAGTCCTCAGCAAACACTCTGCTTAACTGTGCTAAAGTTTTACCGTCTGTATTATGACCTATTTCTATTTTAGTTTTATTAAGTAAATCATAAACCTTTTCAGTAAGTTCTTTTAAGTTTTCTTGTTTTAATAGTTTCATAAGTATTCTTTTCCTTTTAAGTATTCATTTAATTGCATATCTATTTTAGACATTGTTTTCGGTTTCTTTGCTTCTCTTTTCTCCCAAGTTCTTACAGCAGCTTTCCAATCCTTCATTTTGTTTTTGCCTATCATAAAATTTTTGCTTTCGTAAAAATCAATAAACGCTTCAGGATCTATATTATTATTCCTTTCTAAACAATAATTATTTACCTCATCAAAAGTAGGTTTTTTAAAAAACGCCTTTTTATTACTATCTGTAAGATTAGTATTATTTATATTTATATTAGTATTATCTGTAAACTTTTCTTTACTAGGGGTGTTAATTAAAGTTATCACCCTTGTATCTATTTGTTTACTACCCTGTAAATAAATGTTTACTCTCTTAATATAATTATTTTCTTCCAAGTTCTTTAGCCACTTTTGTATTGATACTCTACTAACTTCATACAATCTGCAAAAGTATTCTGTTGAAGCTGTGCATTTACCATTCATATTACAAAGAGCAGTAATTTCTGCATAAAGTAATTTAGCGTTAGGTGTTAGCTTTTTGCTGTATCTTACTTCAGCAGGGATTATTGCATAGTAACTTGGCTTCTCTTTCATATAACTTCTATTTCGTGTTGATAATTTTGAAGGGCTAACTTACATAATTCTAACTGATTGTAAAAATCTTTGTAAGAAACTTTAACATCTTTTCC